ACTTTGATCTTAGACTGATCATAATCGCCGGCGTTGATCGCATGAAACTTGAACAATTTTTGGTTAGCTGACGGAATCGCCTGTGCAAGGGTGGTTGCCTGAGAAAAGACCCACCCTGTACTAGCATGGGCTAGCCCCATTCTTTTTTCTGCATAATTATAGTCAGCAGAAGCAGATTGCAAAGCCAAAATGGTTGCAAATAATTTACCACTTGAAGCGCTAGCAGCAGTAACAACCTCTTCCAAATGAGAAGCATAAGTTTCACCTAAGAAATAAGTCTTGGTAGAAGAGTTAATTGTACTATTCAGCTTAGTCGGATCAGTGTTGAAAACTTTTCGAATATATTTTGGAGAATCCTTAGAAAAGTTAAATTTAATATTTTCAGTATTGGCCCCAGAATCATCAAAAATACTAATGTCCCACTCCCCGCCGGGCCCGGCAGGTGAAGCCACTGAACATGAGACCAGAGCAGCAGTTGATTGACCCGATGCCAAGCCCATAGGAGTCTGCTCTTCGTGCTTAAGAGCAATCCCACCAGCATTAACATAAAAAACCGCTCCTAGGGCTCCGGGTGAAGTTGCGGTTTTTTTACCGGTTGGTGCACCGGAGATCAAGGAACCAGAAGGGAAAATAAAAAGACCATAGGCTCCGCCATTGGTTGAAGCTGCTGTGGTTGCTCCTTCTCCGATTTTCCACCCAGCATAAGAAGCTGCACCAGTTTCAGAACTAGGCTTCCTATCTCCTAGCAATCGAACAAAAGTGAGAGGAGCCCCATTGCGAAGGTAAGCTTTTGCAGCATATGCAGCGTAAGAAGGTACTGCATAGCCGGGCTCTCGCCAAACATCACTATAAGTGGAAGCAGGATAAGGCTCGCCAAATGTTTCAACAAATTCTTTGTAGCTGCTCACTTGGATTGGGACAAGTGCTGGGCCTTTTGTTGCAAGGCCGATAACCGCCGGGCCGATTCCATCAGCCAAGGAGGGCACTTGTGACTGATCGACTTCTCTAGTGAAAACCCCGGGGCTAATAAATTTAAATTTTCTAGATGACATTCTATCTTCTCCTTAATATTGAGAACGAACTTTAAATATAAATAGTGCTAAATTAGACCAATAGAATTAGATCTTATATTTAGATCTAGTTATGTCGTTATACTCTTGACTTTGCCTAACCACAACTCTTTCCCTAGGCATTTTGAATTCTACTGCGTTCTCTCTTTTTGTAACCTTTGGAGTTTCTTGGTTATTTCCCGAACCAAAAACATATCCCAAAGTTTTAATGTTGATATTTGTTTCAAAGTTTCTAGCTTCATCGCCCATGCTGTTCAAGTTATTTTGGCCGGTATATGCTTCTTGAACAAAGCATTCGTATCGATGATCGTTTCTTTCTAATACAAAATAGTTGACACCACCTGTATAAACCAAGAAAGGTTCAACTAATTCATTCATTTGTTGTTGATATTCTGTTCGAATATTGATAGAATATTGAATGTCAACATAAACAATCATTGGAACAGTCAAAGTTTCAAAAACAATTTTGTTGTTTTTCTTTCTTGTTTTAAAGTTGATAATTCCTTTTTTAACAGGGGCAGAAGTTTCCCCTTCAAACCTTCGAGCATCAGCGTTTGCAAAGTTCTGTGTTTTGTCTTGGTTGATTCTTCTAGAGATCTTTATTGATCCTTTTCTGTAATCATTCTCTGGCGGAATATCTCCGTAATAGATTCCTTTTCTAGTCAAACTTTTTGAAATTGCAGTTCTTTCCAAAGTGATTAGGGGATAAATCAAAGCGCCGTCTTGTCTTCTTTCTTCTGGATCTCTTTTAGATTGCAGAGTTCTTTCCGCTCCAGCCCAGATAACAGGAACTTTCTTTGCGCCTTTGTTTGAAACTGCATGAAGATCCATTTTGTTGTTCAACCATTCATAAAGGGCTGCATCAATGTTTTCAATATTTGAAGGGTGAAGTTCTTTTAACTGAGACTTTCTCCAAATTTCTTTGATTCTTTCGTCAACAACCTGATCAGGCAAGCGGTCCCAATCAGATTCAAAAGTATTATCATCTGCCATTGAACAAACCCTCTCTTGCTATTCTGCATTTTGCAGATATTTCAAATCTGTGTTCTGTTCTTCCAAAAAGCCATTTAGGTTCGGCTAGGGTTGTGATCTCATAGAAAAGCTCTCCATGGAGAATAAAATCACCTTCACGAACATAAAGATCTTGGTCTTCTGTCAATCTTCGTTTATGAAAGCCAACAGAAATAGACTCCAACCTTTCGATTCCATATCTGGTAGTTGTAGTTGTTTGGCTATCGTACTTAACCATAGCATGCACTCTGATCGGAGGAAGATAACTTTTTTCAATAGCTTCTCCATAGAGGTTATGAAACTGTGTTATGTTTTGATCAATAGGATAATAGATGATAGTTTGCCCAATGACTCTTTCTAAAACTTCGTCATTGACTTGTTTAACTAGATCTCTTTCTTTTTGCCCCAAGAAAAGAGGAGGTGGTGGAGCATCTTGTCTTTCCCATTTGTTTTTTGTTGACATTGTTTAAACTCCTTAGCCCATGAAGATTCCAACTGGAATGTCATCAAACAATTTTGTAGTGTTCTCAGACATGGCAGCTTCTTTTTCAATCAGCTTGTCATAAGTTGTTTCATCCAAGATCTTGTTTAGTTCTTCTTTTAGTTTTGTCATTTCTTCTTTTGATGAAGACAAAAGCTCTGCCGCGTTCAAAGTAACTTGATCTCCGGGAAGTGGAATAGCTCCAAACTTACCTCGAATGTGACCAAGCATTTCTTTCGTCAAAGCCAAAGCATATCTTCGAATCCACTGCTTACCAATAGAGTTGATATTTTCATATCTAATATTGGCAAATGGAAGTGTATTCAAATTGTTAACTCCATCTGCGCCATATTTTCTATCGGATGTCTCTTCCCATGCGTTATCTGAGACGTGAAACTCAAACCAAACATTGTCTGGGCCGAAGTTGTCTGGAACTGGAAACAGCCTGATCCTATTGTTTCTTAGTTCATAAGAATAATGAGACGTTCTTGTTCTCATTGCATCCTCAAAAGCTGCTGCTTGAGCTTTGTTGTGCCAAACAGGAACGATCTGGAACGTTGAATCGTCTGAATATTGACCGTATGTTGTCAAGTTTCCAACAACACCCAAGCCGCCATAGTAACCATAAAATCTCCAGATAGCTCTTGGAGAGATATAATAAACTCTTCGAACTGTGATCTTTTTGTTGTTCAAACTTGGAATGGCGACCGGTGAAACATTACCAACAGCGCGTTCTGCAATGTCTTGGAGGTCATAATCTTGAACTCCACCGGTAACTGCAATGGAAGCTGAATAGATTGTTTTGTGGTCTCCCATCATTTGTTCACTGGAAACCCCATGTGCTACCCTTCTAGAGTATCCATACTCAAACCGAGGATACTTTAAGGCAACGTTCCCGTCCCCTAGGGAGCTCGACAAGGCGTCTCCGGTGACCAACTCACCCTTGTGGTCAAATGTGCCCGTTGTGTTGCTTAAAAGGCTTGATACGGCGTTTTTAGATTGGTGTAGGTTTATAATGTAAGAGTATTCTAAGACAGATTCTTCATAAGCAGCATAAACTTGTTGTGCTGCCAATTCAATATCTAAAACGTCTCCTCCAAGCTTTCTATATGTGTATGCAACTTGTTCTGCCGCTCCGGACATGAAATCGGTGCTAGCTAATTTTCCATCTTTTGCATAAATTCCAAAAGGCAAATTAGCTTCAGTTACATCTCCGGGAGATCCTGTAGCTGGAAGGATAGATTTACTTGAGACACTGGCTGGTGTTAATGTTGGAATGGCCATGAAACTTAGCCTCCTTTTAAATCAATTTACTATAACTAGTAAGGAGGCTATGGTTATGCGTTTCATTCTTTTGAAGTTTTCTTAGGGGCTGCTTTCTTTCTTGTGGTTCTTTTTTTAGAGTTTGTTTTGGGCTTCGGAGAAGGTTTTTGACTTTTCTGATCGCAATCTTCACAATCTCCACAGTCATCACAACCTTTTTTATCTTCAAGCTCGACTTCAACTTTTAACTCTTCAGTTTTTGGCTTTTCATCGACGATAACAACCTTTGGCTGCTCATCCTCGGCTTTTTTTGCGGCTAGTCTTTCCTCAAGAAGTCTTCTTCTAGACTCTTCTTGTCTTTTCTTTTCCGCCTCTCTCCTATTCTTGCCCATTACAAACTCTCCTTTTTATTTCAATTTTGAATATTATTCAAAAACAATTCTAGAACACTTAAAGTATCCCACATACATATGTCTTGCGGCTGCATCACGAGCAACGATCCCAGCCGTAGGGAAAAGATCTTTATCGTCTGCTAGCGCGGGGCCTTTAACAGTACCAACGCCGGTTGTTACCCCTCCAGCTGTCGTGGCAGACGTCAAGCTGTATTGTACACCATTAACCCATGCAGAAGGTCTTCTCTGGGCATCAAAGGTAATTCCCAAGCGATAATTCGTATCACTAGCTAATTCAATTCCCAAGTCAGAAATATAATCGTCACCACCGGAACTAACAATACAATGCAGGTTGGCATTTGTAGTAAACGCACCCTCGGTATCATCGGTGGAATACCAAAAACAAACTTGATCAGAGTCAGTTGCATATGCATAATTATTCCCAGAATCATCTGCGAGTTTTAATCCTGCAAAGATAGTTTGCGTTGCGATATTGTCCCCGGTTCTAATCAAGCATTCAAATTCTACTTGGTTTTCAGAGCCCCACATGCCAGCCACGGCCCATTTACTTTGGTTTGAGTCTTGGTGAGGAAACAAAGTTACCGCATCTTGATCGGTTGCATCGAGATTTAATTTGAGAAGACCGGTAGGTCCGTCAAATGTAGCATCGCCAGTAGCAACTGCACCGCCCCCAGAGCTGCCAAGTAATTCCCAGTCCGGGTTTGCAACCATTCGAGTGGCCTCTGTCGCGTTTGTAAGATCGGCGTTAAGCGAGGGTCGTCGTTTAAAAAACTCTTCCAGATAAATTCTATCCGGATTTCTAATACTAAAAGGACTACCATTCAAACCATTCAAAGTAGAATGAGAAAGCATGTTGTCCAAAACAGATTCTAATCTTTTTGTTCCTAATCTTCGATTACCCATTTTAGTTTCTCCTTTAAAAATAAATTATCGATAACTTGAGTTTTCACGAAACATGCCCAGCCACTTCGAGCATGCTCCTTCAAAGGTTAGTGGCCTCAACCTAGGAGAACAATCACAAGTTAACTTTAATTAGTTGACTAATAATAAAAAAGCCCACTTAGAATTCTAAGTGGGCTCATAAAATTATAAAACAATCAGGTGATTATTATCAGCTACCGCCTTCTTCACCCAAGAGTCCGCGCACCACGACGAGACCATAGTAATCAGGACGAACCATCTTCTTGGCGTATCGGGTCATGACACCCTTGCGCGGCACGAAGTCTTCAACACCAAAGATGGTGGGAGTGACTTGCAGTGGCACGTAAGGAGCGTAAACGTAACCAGACTCAAGGAAGTTGTTTCCTTTGCGACCAACAAGGATCAGGTTACGGGGGAAGTAAGGATCAACGTAAACGTCGAACTTCTTGCTGATGGTACCGGTTTTGAAAGCACCAGCAGTACCACGGTCAACATCAGCAGTCACGGAAGCACGGAAACCAGAGGTGAATTCCATGATGTTTGCAACTTCGGGAGAAGTAACAAGGAAGTTTGCTCCACCTCGGAGAGTTTTACGGTGAATCTGAGCCGACACGTCATTGACGGTCTCAAGCAGGGTCTCGTACCACTCGGAAACAGTACCGGTGAAGTCGGGAGCAGCAGCAGTTGCACCAAGCTCAACGCCGGTGTCACGCTTCACAAACAGACCGGGAGAACGCGACCAGTAGTAAGTACCAGCAGTTGCGCCTTTGATCAGGTCGTTCAGAAGCTCG